TTTTAGATTGGTAGTTAATACCTTTCTAGCACCATTTCTTTTCAGCATTTCACTGAGCTTTAGGCAAGCGTTGTTTTTCTAGTTTCATCAGCTTCTACTAGTAGGCTGTACATATTTGTGGTTCTTAACCAATCATTAGCGTCTATCCCTCGGATTACGTAACTAAGTTTTTGTTAAGTATTGGATTCGTCAACTTAACTTCTGGACTCATGCCAAGTTTCTCCAGTTTGAGTTCTTAACTAATCATCAACTTCTGAATGTCTGCAGTTTAGTTGCAACCTCTTAGCCGATTTAATACGGCACAACTAATACAATACGAATACCGTTATTAGCCACCAGTTTAACATTTACCCAATTTAATGTCGGTACGTTGTTGTCGTTTTGTTTGGTCTAAAGCCATCAATCAAACTGGTCCATCTACTGTAAATAGTCATAAATCATTGGACTATAATGCTGGACTTTGCTCACGATTTTCACTATGAGCGATCGTGAATTGTTAATCTTTTCTAATCAACTGGTTATATATAATTCCCATCCGCTCCGCCTAATTCAAATCAGGGTGTAACCTTATCAGTGTTATCCTAATTCGACACTGGTTCAGCTGCGTCATACGTCCATAGAAATTATAAAATAACGAGTAATTAACTTGAGAATTATGAAATTGCTGCCTTAGTTAACTCAACAGCACTTTTTCACTTACTTATCGCATCACTGCGTCCCTATGAAGTATAGTTCGGGATTCGTCTTTATTTATAGCCCATCCACGTTTTATATCTATTTTGTACAGTCAAGCGCATTACTGCTTTGTCAATATTATATATAGTATAGTCTACCCTTTGGAAGTAGTTTCACGACGTGTTAGCCAGAAATAGTAATGCAAGACGATATTCTTGCTGTCGAGTGGTCATCCCACGTTATTATTACTATTTCTTTTGATCCATCCATGTTTTATTATTCAAGTACTCGCGACTCGTATTATGATATTCTTGAATTTATACAAATCCTAGTGTTATCATAGATTGCAATCGATATACAGCTTACTGCGTGTGTAAATAATAGTATGCCCTTTGGAAGCATTCCCTGACATGTTAACCTGGGAGTCCCACCCGTTTCAGTTAGATTCGCCATCCTAGGCTACTGGTAACTGCTGCTGTTTTTGAAACTAGCTTAAAATTCTATTTTTGTTATATTGAATTATTTGTTTCTTTCTTTCACCATTTCATCGTATTCATTAGCAATATCCTGCTTTGATAATGATGAGTGAGTTTCTGAAAATTCTCTTATTTTTTGAGTTCTTTCGTTCTCAATTTGATTTTTGTTCTTAATAACCGGTTCATTGGTTTTAAGTGGTGATTCCAATTCATTAGCTGAAATAGGTCTTCTATCTGGGTAGTGATGTACGTTAGCTATGAATTTGCCGTCGTCCTTGTCTTCTATCCAAATGTCTAATTTTCTGGGTAATTGTTTGTGCATTATGCACCATCCTACTATTTCATAGAATAATAATATTAATGAATGTGATTTAAACTGTTTCATTTTTGATAATGAATTAAAGGTTATTGTTGTTATGATCTATTTTTTCCATCATTATATGGATTTGGCTTAATTTCTTTTGCATATTTGTATCCAATATAATATCCTTCTGCTGCATTTGCTTTTTTTGCGAGCCATGGGTATTCTAATTCTTTGCAATATGCAATTATTGTTGCTTTCCCTTCCATACCAATACATTCTTTTATGTCAGATACCCACATTTCTCTTGGAAATGTTAGTTTCTTTTTGCGTGGAGTTGAGGGTAGTTTGATAACAGTTTGCCAACTTTGCTTGTGATTTTCAATATGTATGCTATCACTATTTTTATATGTAGCATAATATGTTCCTTTCGTTGGCTCATGTTCAGACATTTTAAATCCAAACGATCTGTAAAATCCAATAATACGTTTTCCTTGCTTCTTGCTTGTGCACAATACACATGTTTCACGTAATGATTCTTTCGTATATTCCATATTATTTAATGGTTTTAAGAATCCATCTAATAGGATATACCCATGAAGTTCCATTTTCTGATGGAGTTTCAATACACTCTGTTCTGAACCAATTTTCTTTTTTTGTTACTAATTTTGGTTTTCTCCAGTCCAGTTTCTCTTCTTCTCCAATAAATACTTGCTCCATGTTTGGAAGTCTGTACATTGGGCCCCCAAGAGGTATCAGTTCGCATTCTTTTAGTAATGTTTCAAATCTTAACAATTTGATTCTTGCTCCTTGCTTAATTAACTTTGAATTATCTTTCACTGTAATTGATTTAAAATGTTAGATTATTGTAATATTGATTCCTTTCTTCTTTAGTTGCTTTTCTGTAGTTTTGCTTAAAGATGCTTTTTTTGCTCTCCCTCTAGCTGCTGAACTAGAAACAAATGAACTAATTTCAGCTAGTACTTGTTTGTCCCTCGTTTTCATTCTATTTAATGTTTTAGGATCAATTCTATCTTCGTATTTATTTGCTATTTTTATTTAGTTTAATAAACTTTTTTTAATGATGTCTATAACCTTGTTTGGATTAGCGTTTTCTGCTGTTATTCTTACTATGATTGGCATGTTACATTTAGCTTGATTTGCTAGTATGTCTTTTGCACAAGGGCTAGCGACCGAGTGTAGTTCTGGCATATATGTTCCTCTTTCGTCTGATGAATCTATCCATCCTGGTGTTCTTTTGCTCATTTGATATGAATTTAAATGTTTGTTATTCATCAAGTAATTGCCATAGTGACCATGTGAAAGCTAATGCTAATACTAATGCTAATAATACTATTGGTCCTCCTTTTGACACAAACAATCCTAGCCCTGCCATAATTTCAAGTGTTAGGATTACTCTTGCTATCACTTTCTTTGTCTCTTTATCCATTTTTAATAGGATTATACTAGCTAATATAGATAATGTCTTAAATGAGCTTAAAATGACTCAAAGAGCCATATAATCATCTAAGTTACTGAAAATATGAATTGCTAAATACCCTTTTGGGGGTAGAAGGGAGACTGTTCCCCTCATTCACACTACAATTTGCGGTATAAAATGCAAAAAGTAGTCATAGTTTGCAGCAAAAATAAGTAAGAACAGCATAATAGTTCTAACGTTACCCATACAATCAAGTTAGGTGTGTCGAATTCTACTATACTGTTCTATTTTACTTAATTTATTACTTTACCTTCAGCATCCAATGGCTTCCCTGAGGCTGGATCAAATCCAAATCCTGTAGGAGGTGGCAATAATACTGGTTCAATGGCCTTTGTACCAACTTCGGTAGCAGTAGTTTTTGCAATCCACGCTCCAAATGATTCAACAGTCTTTGCCGCTTTAGTTTTTGGATTTTCAGCAGGTACAAACTCTGTAGTCTTACCGGGTACATAGTCAGGATTCTTTGACATACGTACATAGACATCCAGAGAGTCATGAATAGTATCTCTGAAATTGCCAGCATCGTCTTTCAATTTGAAGTCAGGCAATTCAACCGTAATCTTGGCAATCTGCATGTTTGGAACAGTGTTAGTGTCAGCCCATTCTTGCATTCTAGCCTTACGAGCATCAGATTCAGGGAAGAAATTGATATTTACATCCTTCAAATCCCATTCGTCTTCAATATTCATAAAGATACCTTTGAAATAAGTTTCGCCTGCATGACGTTTTGCTGTTGAAGGTATAATTGCAGCAATAAAAGATAAACATTTGTACAACATAATTGTATATTTTTAAGGGGTTATTAATAATTGACGCAGAACTCAAACCTACGCTAATCCATCTAAAGGCGAATTGATCGGGATATTGCTAAAAAACATATCAATACTAACTAAAGAGTCTTGATAGCGATATTAATAGCAGGTCAGCAGTTATCTGACAGTACTATAATATATTTAGCACATACGAAGGTTTAGCATGCCACCTACAAGCTTGATTATTAATATTTTACCTTATTTATTAAAACAAGTTCAATATCAGTACTTACATGACAAGTATCATCTTCATTCTTTATGACGATGTTATCTGCCATTCTTTCTGCATCGTATTTGTCTCTTGCTTGGACATATACGACTGTGTCAATGTTCTCTTGTTCAATTTTAAGGCTTATTTTAAAGACTTTTTCATTGGCCTTTACAGTAAGATCAGTAGAATCTTTTACAATAGCTACAGGTTTTACTTTCTCATTGTGAGCAGGAGTACAAGATCCAAATACAAAACATAATGTCACAACAATAGCGACAATAATAACACGAATAATAGAAGTACGTAATTTCATTTTGATAATGATTATAGTTAATAATAGTTAATTAATAGTAATAATCAGTAATACAATGCATGTCGTCTGTCTTACATGTATTACTGATTTAAAAAGTAGTACACAATGCGGACATAGGTTTAGCTGGATCATCCAGGCACTACTATAGTGGCATACATTGTGCATTACTTAAGAAAAAGGAGCACTTATTGTACGTTAGTGCTGAACGTTGGCTGTATGACCCCAGTCTTGGGAAATGTATGTTGGACCTACGATCCCAACGAAACGAGAATGTGAGTAAACTGCCACATACAATCAGTAAGGATAGAATTAATTGCCATTGCTACAATGCGCCTATCCAACTACACCTAAAGGAAGCCTGACAACGACCTTAATAGGGTTTTAATGCGATCTAACGCACTCTATATATTGTATAGTACATTAGTGTAACTAACATACATGATCTATTAGAGAGAGTTGCAGTAGTGTTCCAACATCAACTGTGTCTAAACAATTGTCTTAGTCTTAGCTCGACAATGCGTACTAACTACTGCATAATGGTTGCATTGAGAGCGTATGACACACCATTATATGTCACATGCTATATTACATTGACCTGTAATATGAGAGAGTAAACAGCAATAACATTGCCTAATCAGCCTAAAGGAGTCTTGACAGTGACCTTAAGGTAGAATTAATCAAGGTTAAACCATTCCAATTCTACCTAAAGGAGTCATGATTGGGAAATTACGATTCAACATTGCTGACGGGGGACTTGGACCATCAGATCCGACCGGGGGAGACATATATAGAGAGTTTCGCGCACTCGCACATGCTATCAATTATTTTTTTTCAGAAAATTTTTTACAACAGTGACAACAAAATAGAATATACTTCGTTTATACACACGATACCAGTCTCCAAAGACTGATCACCCTAAGGTAATCAATAAAGGGTTAGACATCGGATTATAATAGATTAACCGAGGACGTAGATAAAGGCAGTAGGTGAGTACTCAAATGAGATAAAGGTCAAGCGCCAAACTCTATGCATTTATAGTCAATAAAAGGCCGTTAGTTAGTCTATTAGTTTTCTCCGGTAGTGTCAAAATGATTAAAGTACAAGTTAAATGCCGTTGCTATTTATAGCTAAGAAGGAGAGATTGCGATAGACGGGTTAAGTGATACCGAAAGGGAACGTACAGATTTAATAAGGAAATAATCAATAAACCATACCGAATATGGGCCGGTCTCAAGGGGTAAACTGTGTTTAAGAGTGAACAAAGATACATAATACTTAATAATGGTACAACAAAGGACGGGTTAAATACGTTTATATAAGTATGAATTGGGCACATATAAAGAGAATATTGAGTAGCAAAAGGGTTCTAGACGAATATGGTTCAGTCAATGACTATACTATTAATGATAAGATAGAATCCCGGGGAACTCAATTCAATCTAAGTACCAAAGATAAGAATAGACTTAAGAAATTATGGAAATCAAGATAAATTAATATATGATTATAATGACACTAGATCTTTGGGATGAATCAATCGTCTTCGCTATAGCATTATTTATAGGATATGCATTACATCCGGTAATCAACAGTATAATAGTTTATCTAGTAAGTACTATACTTAATGGAATGAATAAGGTAAACAAGAATATACGAAAGAATATACGAAAGAATATAAAAGATGTATAATGTCGAAATAATAGAAACAGATTCTATTACTGAATTTATTAAGTCAAATAAAATAGAATATTTAAAAACAAAAGAATCCGAATGGGCTACATCTAATGTAAATGATATAATAGATGCAATATACGGCGGAGAATTAAAACCAATAAAACAAGGTAAAATGGAAGAGATACAAAATAATGTTCAAGAACAATCAGTCAATGAGACTGTTATTGAAAACGTGGATAATGTAACATTAGCAAATATAGTTGCAGACAAGGTTAATTATGAATTCGCCAATATGGTTCTAGTGAAACCAATTGATATAGAAAAGGTATTTAAAACACTTACAGTACCAGAAGATTCAGGCGAAAAAGATGAAGAAGGTCAACCTATAATGCAAATGACTATCAAACAAATAGAAACAGAATCACTGCTTCGTAAAGGTGTAGTATTGGCCACTCCGGCTTCGTTTAAGGCAACTGAAGGCAAAGAAGGAATGTTAGTATTAAACGTTGGAGATATTGTCGTATATCCAAACAAACGATCAATTGACTTTGATTTGTTTAAAGATTCAGCACTAGTTCCATATTATGAAATACTTGCAAAGGTAGCATAATGAATGAGGTTTTGAATGTTTGGTGTGATGGGGCTTGTGCCGGCAATCCCGGACCAGGTGGATTCGCAGCTGCGATAATATTTAAGAACTCTACAGTATCGTTTTACTCAGGGTACAATGAGTATACGACTAATAATAGAATGGAATTGAGTGGATTTATTCACTCATTAAGACTCACTTTAAATGAAGTCTATAATGGGTTTAAAGGCGAAGTAATAATACACACCGACTCTAAATATATAGAGAACGCTATCAATTGCGGATGGTTAAATAAATGGGCAAGAAAAGGATTTGTTAAAATCAAGAATCCAGACTTATGGCAAGAGGTATATACCGTGATAAGTAAATGCGATTTTATAACTGTCAAGTGGGTAAAAGGACATTCGGGAATAATAGGAAATGATATAGTCGATAGATTAGCAGTTGAGGCCATGAATCTAAAAAGGACTAGTGGAGGTATAATGGAAATTTAAAACTTATTTTTAGTTGTGAAATAAAGGGGAGCACTGGATCGAAAGATTGAGGTTCCCCTTTCCTTTTTAAATAAAGTCATATATTACTTTCATTTCCATACAACCTTTTCTATTTAATTACGTTTATATATGTGTAGGCCATTAACTACAATAATAATAATAACAATATTAATAGATGATGAGCAATATTAAAACAATTAAAGTAATTAAAGAGATTATTGGATTAACTATTGGTGCAACGCTTAGTCGAACTGATAGTAATAGCAACTTTGAATTAGAAGATAATAGAATAGGGGAAGGATATTTAATTCAGAATTCAGTTTCTATTTCTCCTGACATTATCAGAGATGAGTATTTTGAAGTTACTGAGTGGTTTGAAGCTCCAGCACCAGCAGAATCAAAGAAATTAAGTTCTACAAAACAATTAAGACAAGAGAATAACGTTCTGACTAAAGAGGTTTACTACTTAAAAGATGATATAATCTTTTTAAACAATGAAATTAAAGAATTAAGAGAAACTGTGGCATTCCACAAATCATTTTCCGAATCATTAAGCCAGTGTATTGATAAGATAAAAGATGAACGGGCATTTAAAAAAACATATACAGATGGAGTACTGAGTAGAATTAGTACAAAATTGGCTGAATATAGAAAAGAATTTAATGCAGTTGCAAATGAACTTGAACTCACTACAACTAGTGGCGAACGTTTAGAGAAATTAAGTGAGTCGTATACCGTATTTTATAATATGATTGACTTACTGGAAAAGGTTAAAGCATAATGAATAAATTTATAAAAACCATATCCCCAGATAAATTAGGTTATGAGTTTTTGCGTAGCTTAAATGGATTATTAGATCTAACAGATAGGGAGTTAGAATTGCTCTCTATCTTTTTAGACTTGCATTTAAGAAATATGAAAACTAGGAAAGGCAAAACTCCTATAGACTCAACAGATAATAGACGTTATATAATGAAAGTCACTACTGTAACTAAAGATAATCTTTGTAGATATATCAAAATATTTAGAGAAAAGAAAATTTTTGTAAAAGAAGACGGTATATTATCTATGAGTAGGGCTTTAACTCCAATAGCAATCGGGAATAAGACAGTTCAAATAATAATGATATTAAAAATAAAAGAAGATGAATTATTACAATCCAACTAGTCAGCCTAAAAGGGGGTCATTACTTTCCAGAATATTTGGAGAGAAAGATGAATCTTGCTACTTTACTAGTGACCACCAATTAGAATGGAAATCTAAAAATAGAAAAGAACGCAAAAAAGACAATAGTTTTTATAATAGAAACAGATGTAGTGATTACTATATTGTTACTGAAAAAACATGGTATCCAAAAACACAGATATATATACTATACTAGCAGAAAAACATGGATTGCATAAATCCGTAGTATCAATGATTTGCAATCACCCTTTTATATTTGCATCTAGGCATATTTCTAATCCTGACGATGAAAAGAGTTTAATGTTTGCATATTTGTTTAAGGTTAGATTAAAAAGAAGGTTCAAGGGTAATAAAAGAAAATTATATGACGAACAGAAAGAAAGAAGAGACAGTAACAAAGAACTTTGCAATAAGAGCATTTGATTATGCGGTATGTCAAACGGCGTGTAAAACCGGTGCAGATAAAGCTACTATCTGCATAAAAAGAAAAGGTGGTTGCCCAGTTAGAGCGAATTTTATTAAAAAATTAGAACAGTAGGAATTAGGAATGGGGAAAGTTGAGAAAAAAATGATTATACATGAGTTCTACTCAGATATTTATCCAATTCAATTCTGGGTATTAATAAATCCATCCAGAGAACAAATAGACAATACATTTGAACCAAAAGATGAAAATACTACAAATTCAATATTAGATGATGGATGGGTTGCATGTACATCAGTAATGAATGTTAAAAAAGACACACGAAAATATGGAGTCTATGTTGCAATACTAAGACCAGATAAAATGACAGTTGGGGCATTAGCTCACGAGGCATGTCATGCGGTAGACAGAATATATTCTCATATTGGCGCAGACTGTGTCGATATCGGAGGAGAGCCACATGCGTATTTTGTTGAATGGATTGTAAGGTGTATTGATGAGGCTATACAAGATAATAAAAAAGAAAATAAAATGAATAAATTAAAATGTGGTGGAGGAAAAACCAAACCGCCTAAAAAGAAATAATAACTAAAATTAATATTATGACTAAGAAAAATCCTATACATATAGATCCTAAGAATGTGGGTAAATTTACTGCTACCAAAAAGGATACTGGAAAATCAACAGAGGAACTTACTCATTCTAAGAATCCAGTTACAAAAAAGAGAGCTATATTCGCACAGAATGCAGCAAAATGGAATAAAAAATAAATAATATGCAATTAGATATAAAGAAAATTAACGAAAAAGCGGTACTACCAGTACTGCAACCAAATGGTAATGTATTAGATATAACATGTATCGATATTAAAACTGGAGTTGGTAGAGATGGGCGTTTGATTCTGGAATATAAAACAGGTTTAAAGATCAATATCCCAACAGGATATATTGGAATGTTATTCTTAGCTGATGGAGCTTTTATTAATTCATTAGTGCTTACTAATGCTGTAGCTACTTTTACTAGTAATTATACAGATGAAATAGTAGCAAGATTTAAGACTAACACTGATTCGGTTCCAGCTATTTATGAACCAGGTGAAGTATTTGCTAAGTTAATTATAGTAGAATTACCATCACTTGAGATTAATGAATTACCAATGGAATTGCCAGTAGTTGAAGAAAAGAAAGAGGTTTCTGAGAATGTAGAAGAGGTAGTTGCAGAAGAATTGTCACAGTCAAATGGATAAGTATTATACTCCAGTTATAGAAGAATTTCATGTTGGGTTCGAGTTTGAGTCCAACACATTCTCTACTTCATTTGCAGTATTAGATTTTCAAGATCCTACAAAAGATGTTGTAAGTGAATCTACTCCAACATGGATAAAGGAGACTTTTGGACTACATCATTTTTCTATATGGAATAGTTCATATGATTTTAAAATGGTATTAGATGATAATAGACTCAGAGTTAAATATCTCGATAAAGAAGATATAGAATCATTAGGATTTAAGCAAACGATTAAAGACCAGTACTATAAAGATGATTTTGAATTATTAATAGATGCCGATTTATTTATTCAGATTATAAAAGATAATGGATTTGTATTCCAAGGAACAATCAAAAATAAATCAGAGTTAATTATATTACTAAAGCAATTAGGAATTAATGAATAATAAACTTGCAGATATAGTTGGAGGGAAGGTAGTTATACATCAAGACACATTAGAAATTCCTTGTTTTAAAAAGATATGGAATGACAATACAGATAAAGATTTAGCTACAAAATACATAGATTATATATTTTTCAAACATCATCCAGATAGTCCTTATGTAATCTCAATGCCATTAGAGTATAGAGACGAAAGATTAAGGAAAGAATTGTTTACTGAAGATTGGGAACCTACTCCTGATATTATATATGCAGAACAAACATATTTAGAGTTCCTGGATACATTATTACTACAGTTATTAACTGGATATAGAAATACACTAAGCGCCATAAGTAAGTATTTAAATAACATTGTAACAGGGACCCTCGATATGCGTATGGTAAAAGAAGCATTAACAGCTGGAGCTCAATTAGATAAGACAATTAAGTCTGTAACATCACTAGAGAAGCAAGTACGTAAGGATGAATTAGAATCGTCTAGAGTACAGGGTGGTAGTGAAGTTGGTCATTATGAAATGCCTAAATCAAGATAATATGGAATCATTAAAATATTTAATTCCAATATTTATATTGTTCTTATCTTCTATATTTGCATATGTTCTATGGACATTAAATAAAATAGGGTATCAAAAGGCATATATAAAAGACCTATTAGAATCATATTCAACTCTATTGTCACAAAAGAAATCATCTGAGGTCAGACTTGGTCAGATATCAGAAAACCTAGCACCGTTCTTAAAGGACTTTAAATACAATCCAAAGAAAGCACATTTCTTAGGTAATCCAATAGACTACATTATATTTGAAGAAGATAAGATTGTATTACTTGAGATTAAATCTGGAGAATCCAAGTTAAGTGATAGTCAGAAGAATATAAAGAGATTGATACAAGAAGGTAAAGTAGAATTTGATCAAATGAGGATTAATTAATATGGACGCAACTAATAAATCTACTAAAGAAATTAGATGGATGATTTATGAGGAATGGATAGCATTTCATGATTATAGAGCAAGAAAAGAAATAGAATATTTAAATTATCTTATAAATGGTAAATGTTAAAGTAAAGAATGCGAAGACTCATGAATATGATGGTCAAAAATTTAAATCTGGATTGGAGTTGTTCTGTTATAAACTATTAAAAGAGAATAACATACCATTTATATATCAACCAGAACCATATGTTCTAATACAGAAGTTTAAAGCAAACTTTAAATGTTATGAAGATACTGGTAAGATCACTAGAGATAAGAATAAGAAGATACTATCATCTACTAAGCGATTTGATCTAATAGAGAATGTAAGAGAGATTGCATATACGCCTGATTTCTGTGGAGTAGATAATGGTTGGATAATAGAAACAAAAGGTTTTGCTAATGATGCATTTCCATTAAGATGGAAGTTATTCAAAGCCAAATTAAATGAATTAGATTTTCAAGGTATAGTAATGAAACCAGAAAGTCAGAAAGAAGTAGTGATGTGCGTTGATATAATAAAAAAACCAAATAAACAAGAAACGAAATGAACAAGTTGATATTAAGTGAAAATAGTAGTACTGCCATATTATTTAATCCAGAAACTTTAGAGACTAGGGTAAACAATAGTATATCAAATAATGTAGACTGTTGGTATATTGCTAATGAAGATCTAGAAGTAACATATCAGGACGAAATGAAAATTGCTAAAAAAGATAATATTATTCTGAAGATGTATCCGAATGATAATATAAAAAGACTGATTATCATAGATAATGATGATTTGACTAACTTTACAGTAGAAATGGAGAAAAGGAGGATGGAACTTAGAAGTAAAAATGATTGTTCAGAAAAAGTTTATTGCGGATCTATACATAATTAAGTTGTATACCATGCTACTATTAATAAAACAAATTAAATTAAACAACGTTTAGAACACTAAACAATAATTATTGATTATGAATAATACAAATAAGGTTTCTGCCACGGCATTGACACCTACAACAAATGAAATCGTAGCTCCTGTTAATTCAGTTGAGATTGCTCCTATAGTAAAGAAACCATACAATAAGAGACGTAAACGTAAATCCATTTCCATTACCACTCCATCAACTGATACCACTGTATCTGTTACCCCAGAAGTAGTAGTAATTAAAACAGTAAGAAAATTGAATATTTTCAAAAGAATTGGTAATTATATTGCATCATTCTTAAAAGCAAAATATACGCAATTTAAAGAATGGTTGAAAAAGTAAAAACTAATAATGATTAATTTCAATAAGAAGGTTTTAAATTCAAATAAATTCAGAAACCCCGCGATCCACTTTCAGGACCATGGGGTTTACTGTTTCGCACCATATGGTACTACTGAATACTTAACATATTGGGATAAAGAAGCAGAGAGATGTGTAGAGGGATATACTGCTCCAGATGGAGATTGGATAAGCGGATATAACTATTTTTACTTAAATTATTGTCCAATACTACGATTAGTAGAGTTTACATATAAAGATAGATTTGGAAATGTAAAAACGCGCAGAGAGAAATCAAGAGAGTTTCCTGACTTTTACGATTATGATTATTATTACTTTACTGCTGTTCAAGAGGCAGAGGAAGATGGCAGCCATATGTGTGTTTTAAAGTCGCGTGGTAAAGGATATTCATTTAAGGGCGGGTCTATGCTAGATAGAAACTATTATCTAATACCCGATTCTAAAGGATATGCTATTGCTGCAGAAACAGAATATTTAGTAAGAGATGGACTACTAACTAAGGCATGGGACTATATGGACTTCATAGATGAACATACTGCATGGTCTAAGAAACGTCAAGCGATTAATACTAAAATGCATAGAAAAGCTTCTATTATTACTACTGACGAAATGGGTAATAAGATTGAAGTTGGTTATAAGTCTGAAATAATTGGAGTATCATTAAAGAATGACCCCAATAAAGCTCGTGGTAAACGTGGTAAACTTATACTATGGGAAGAGGCTGGATCATTTAAAGATATCTTACAAGCTTGGCAGATAGCTAGACCATCTGTAGAAGAAGATGGAAAGGCATTTGGTTTAATGATAGCGTTTGGTACTGGTGGTGATGAAGGATCTAGATTTGATGGGCTAAAAGAAATGTTCTACAATCCATCTGGATATAACATTAAGGCATTCCCAAATATATGGGATGAAGGTGCAGATGGTAATACATGTGCTTTCTTTGTTCCGGTATATGCTAATATGTCTGTACTTGATGCAAATAGCAAAAGGATGTTCATGGATAAGAATGGCAATAGCCTAAAGACTAAAGCTATTGATTATGCTATGTCTGAGCGTCAAAAAGTAATAGATGGATCGTCTGATTCTAGAGCAATTGATAGGTATATTGCAGAGAACCCTATAACCCCTCAGGAAGCTGTTTTAGAGCTCAC